CCAGAAGATGAAGAATAGTATAAGCTTACATGACAAGTACATACCTTTATTCCAAAGCAAGACAAGATACAATGTTATTACAGGAGGTAGGGGTAGTGGTAAGTCTTTTGGTATAAACGTATTCCTACTAAACCTTACATACGAAAGTGGACACAAGATATTGTTTACTCGTTATACAATGGCATCAGCCAATACATCTATTATACCAGAATTTGTAGAGAAAATTGATATGATGGGAGTAAATGCTCACTTTAGGATAACTAAGGATGAGATAACTAACCTACAGACAGGTTCTTCCATTATATTTAAGGGTATAAGGACATCTAGTGGTAATCAGACAGCTGCACTAAAGTCTTTGAACGGAATTACAACGTTTGTAGTCGATGAAGCAGAGGAACTTGATGATGAAGGTACATTTGACAAGATAGATTTCTCTATAAGGTCTCAAAACAAGCAAAACAGGGTTATTTTGATACTAAACCCAACTACAAAGGAGCATTGGATATACCAGAGGTTCTTTTTAGGTAATATTGTTGATGCAGGTTATAATGGAGTTAAAGGAGATACAACTTACATCCATACAACGTATAAAGACAACAAAGACAACCTATCAGACTCATTTCTTAGCAGAGTATTAGAGATGAAGGCTAGAAGACCAGATAAATACCAACACCAGATACTAGGAGGATGGTTAGCTAAGGCAGAAGGAACAATTATAAGAAATTGGAAGGTTGGAGACTACATACAGACAGAAAAGACTATTTATGGGCAGGATTTTGGGTTTTCTGAAGACCCTACGACACTTGTAAAGATTTCTATAGATGATTTTAACAATAGAGTCTATGTAAAAGAGATTTATGGCAAGACAGGGCTTTCTACGTCTGATATAGCAAATATGAATAGAGCTGAGTGTGGCTTAGACTTGATAGTTTGTGACTCATCTGAACCTAGACTTATAAAAGAACTAAAGAAGAAAGGATTGAACATACAACCTGCTGTAAAGAAGAGTGGTAGTATACTATCTGGTATAGCACTTATGCAAGACTATGAAATAATAGTAGACCCTAGAAGTAAAGGTGTTGTAAGGGAGTTTAACAACTATGTGTGGCATGAGAAAGGTGTAAGACCAATCGATAAGTTTAATCACTTTTGTGATGCTATAAGATATGCCTTGATGAGATTAGCTACAAGTAAGAACAAAGGAATTTACACAATAAGATAGAGCGTTTAATATAAAGGGGTGAGTTTAATATGAAGGGGTAACAATTGATTTTGTTGCTCCTTTCTCTGTTTAATATGATGGGCTATGTTTAATATGAGGGGCTTCAATTAATTGCTGGTTATACTAAAAAATAATGGTAGATTTATTTTGTTATGTGAAAATATTGTTGTAGACGTACGCATGTGTTCCTTTATTAAGTTATGCTACAAATCTAGAATAGTATCAAAAGGTATCAAATCATAAAAAAAGTTAAATTGCAAAGTTTTTTATATTTTTTGTTGTGTAATTAAAAAAAAGATGTATATTTGCTTCAGAAACAATTATTAATTAAATACAAAACAATATAAATTATGTTAATCAGTACTTTAAATCACAAAAACCCAATCATCAATAGAATAATAGAGCAAAGAGGAGACATGCTTCCTTTACCTCACGAAAGAACAATGTCACAAAGAGCATACACTAGAATAGTCATAGATGCGACTAAGAGATGTATTAAAGGAATGTATAGAGACAATGTGGACTTATGGGATATCCAATCAGCTACTAAGGAAGCAGGTGGAAATTTCTACAAGGCATTTGTTGAATTGTATGGAAAAAAATTAACTTACTAAAAAACAATTAGAATTATGAAAGTAAAAAATGAAAGCCTAACAAATAAATTAAAATTTTGGAGGGAAAGCTTAAAGAAAGCAATGATTAAAGGCGATTTAAATTATGCAATGCATTGCGACACTATTATTAATAAATTAAAACAAGAATTATGAAAGCAATTACAGTAATTACTAAAGCCTTAGAGAACAGAACTACAAATCAAAAATCTATTTTAGATGTTGTCTTGTTTGTTTTTAACAATCCAAGTTTACACAAATCAATAATTGAAAACGAAGACAATTATACAGATTTAATACATGATGTTAGAGGTTTAATGACTGAAGACGAATTCTTTGTACCTAGAGTTTTAAAAACAATATAAATATGAGTATAGAGAACAACAAATTAATCGCAGAATTTATGGGCTATTCTCAGCCACATCCAAAGTATCCAACAACAACATATTGGTACAAAAAAGATTTTCCACCATTAACAGTATTACTGTGGGATACATCTTGGGATTGGTTGATGGAAGTAGTTGAGAAGATTGAAAGTGATGAAAGGTATGATGTTGACATATTACAATATGGCACAAGAATTACTGATAATCAAAAAGAGATAGTTAACAATATTGCTGATATATCATTTGATAAAAAGATTGAACATACATACGATGCAATAGTAAAATTTATTAATAGCTATAATAACAAATAACATGATGATAGAAGAATTATTAAGTGAGCCAATAGTGTTTGTTTACTCGGAAACGGATGACGCATCAGCGACATACGAATTTAATTACGAAGAAATAAAACAAGTTATTGAGGCACATAATGAAGATTTTGACACGAACTACAAAACCATTACAGAATTTAATGATGGCGAAGAGTATAGAAAAATAGATATTAACCTACCATTTTAAACAATATAACATGAACATAAACATTTTAAAAGCAGTACAGATTTACACTACTAAAAAAGAATTTATAGTGTACACCATTGTAGACAACAAGATTGATAAGATGATACTTACAAATGATTTGACAAGGCATCGTAAAAAGTTCGGTAGAGATAGTAAATTTTTATTGACTGATACATTAAAAAAACAATTAAGAATAATTAATATAACTTTATAAGATATGATTACAGAAAGAGAAATGCATAACGTAATACTTATTCATACTGCTAGAACTTGGGAAAGAATAAGACTAAAGCAAGAATATCAAGAGATGCCTCAAGATAATATACAAAGTGCGTACGAGTCAATCCCAGAAATAGCTTTTGATATACTAAATACCAATATAATTCAAAGACTTTTAAACTATGATGGTGTTGAGTTTAATTGGGGCAAAGAAACAAATGGTTATGCCTACATGTCTGATTGCTATATCGAACAAAAAGCAACTGAAATTATATTTAATAACTATATTAATGAACAACTAAATAAATAAGATATGAAAAATACACATACATACATACACGAAACACATACAATATGGGCTAATGATGGCGAGGTGCATATTAAGGATGAAAAAAATACAATAACTTTTAATGCTAGAAATCTATTAAGAGATTTAGAACCTATGCTTTATTTTGCTATTAAAGAGGTAAACAAAGAGAACAAAGATTTAAAAGATAGATTAAAAGAAACAATTAAAACACTATAAACATGAAATTAACAATAACAAAAGGAAATTTTTTAGATTTCTATTTCAACTACGGACAAGATGAAGAACTAAAAATAATTAGATTTGATTTAGCAGATGACATCATAAAAACTCTTTACGATAAAGATACTGCAACAATATCAATACAAGGTATATTTGACCAATGCAACAAAGATTGTATTAGGGGTTTTTATTGTGAGGAGTTAACCGACAATATAGAACAAGAGATAGGAGATGTATTTTCCAACTATGAAATAGAATTAATATAAAATAAATTAAGCCACTTTAACGAGTGGCTTTTTTATTTCTGTTTAACAAGAGGGGCTTTGTTTAATATGAGGGGCTATTGTTAATGTAAGTAGATAATTATATCTGTTTAACAAGAGGGGCTTTGTTTAATAAGAGGGGCTTCTTAGAATCATTCCAGATATTATTTAGAGCCAATACAAATAACAAAATAATTTGGTAGATTAAAATATTTTTTGTATTCATTGCGTACATATTATACCTCAAAGCTATATTTTTAGAAATAGCTAAACCGCAAAAAAAAATCAATTTTTGTAAGATTTTTTACTTTTTTTTGTTGTTTATCCAAAAAAGAGTTCTATATTTGTATTGTTATTAATCATTAAAACTTTAAACATGAATACAGAAACATCAAATTTAACCTTAGCTTTTGAAGAAGTAAAAAACCTTAATTTAGGGCTAACATTAGAACAGTACATGGACCTTAACGACGTCCTTTACACCTTGTCAATTAATCAATTTTCTAAAGGTATGAAAGAGGCAAACGAAATTCACAATAAATATAATAACTTATAAAAATTAATATCATGCAAGAATACAAAACACAGTTCGAAATTGATTGGGATAAACCTATGAATATAAACGGGATGCAATCAAACAAAGGTTACTATAATTTAGTTATCAGTATTAGAGATTTAAGTTTATTTTCTAAAGGATTAAAACCTCATAGATATTGGAGGTTAAAAGACGTTAAAAACTATTTTGGTTTAAAAGGAAATACACAAACAATTCTAAAAAGATTGCAAGATTTTAGAGACGGCAATTTATAATAATAACGGGGAGGTAAAACTCCCCATAAAAAAACAATATGCAAACAATTAAAAGAGTATTAAAAAAAGCTAACAAGATATTAAAAGAATGTGCAAAAGGCGCATCTTATGCTATTAACAATTAAAACTTTATACTATGGAACAAATTAAACAATATACACCTGTTAAAAATCTACTTTCAAAAGGTAGTACAAACAGCAAAACAGCTAAAAACGACATAAAAACTTTTATACTTTATTTAGCACCTCACAATTTAAATATAAAAAATATAACGCTTTGCAAAGATGCTTCAGAAGGATGCATTAAAGGTTGTCTATATTCAGCTGGTCGAGGTAAATTCTCAAACGTTCAAAAATCTAGAATTAATAAAGCTAATTACTATGTAACAGACAAAAAAGCTTTTATAAAACAATTAGTTTTTGAGATAAGAAAAGAGATAAAAAAAGCAAGTGATAAAAACGAGAAAATTGCATTTCGTTTAAACGGCACAAGCGATATTGATTTTTTATATTTAATGAGTAAATACGAAAATTTCGATGTTAATTTATTGCAGTATGATAAAGTTTATTTTTATGATTATACAAAAAGTTATGCAAGAGCCAAAAGGTATAAAGATGCTAGAAAATATACTTTAACCTTTAGCAAATCAGAAAGCAATTTAAAAGAGTGCGACCAGATAAGATTTTTAGGAGGTGT